CCTCTTGCGCTTCGTGGGCGAGGAAGCCGTCAACTGTGGTATCAGGATCTGCGATAAAGTTAAAACGACGTACCTGAAGCTGGTTCAAACGATCAATAGCACCAGTCAACGGTAAAACGTTTTCCTTGAGGCGGTAGTCGGATGAGGTGTTGTAAGCCGTAGCACTAGTTGTACCGGTAATTGATCCGCGTGTTGTCCCCGCAAAATCGGCAAATCTAATGTAAGTGGCCGATTGTCCACCTTGGTTGAACGTGTTCCTTAATTCAAGAACATCTACATTGCTGTTGGCAGCTTGGAAAAAGTAGCCACAAGGGACGCCTACTCCTTGCAAAGCAAGCCGTTCATTACCGACTGGGCCAGTAGTTCTCCCCATTTGGATTTGACCGTTTTTATCAATCCGCATCCGCTCCGTCGGGCTGCTCGATCCGTCGGCAGAAGTGGAGAACACTAGGCGGCTAGGTCGGCTACTCGCAGAGGTCCACGTTCCTGCATCACGCTGTGCAAATATCCGAGCTGCATCTCCGTTATTTGAATCACCAAAACTCAAATCACCAAGAGTTGCTCCATCAGCAGGAGTGTCCTGTCCACGGCAAAGACGCAAAATCGCCTCAGAGGTAGTAGCGCCACTGCGTCCCTCAAGGACGACAGTAGAAGGGGCAGCCGTACTAGACGTGCCAACTAAGAGCCTCCCGGAGCTGTCGATGCGCATCTTTTCGCTTGCGTCGACTTCGAACACCAAATCATTGTCAGAATGGCTGTAGTAAATAGCTCCAGATACATCCGAGTCAGTGTCGCCAAACATCAATTGGCTAAAATTACTATTCCCCGCCTTTAAACAAAGATTGGCATTGCCCGCACTGTTTTGAACAGTTAATAATCTAGTAGGAGCCGTGGTGCCAATCCCTACGCGATCATTTCCTGCATCAACAAAGAATAGACTCGGGTCAGTGTCACCTTCAACCCGAAAATCAATATCTTCGCCGCCATCATTAAATACAACTTCAGACGTGCCAAACTCAACACGCTCAACACCATTTGTCGCAACACCTAACTGATTTGCGGCAGGCCGGAAGAATCCAGTATCCAGATCATCCGCAAATGCCAGGCCAGGAGCAGCAGCACTGCCGTCCTCCATCAGCATCGTGCCGTCTAGCTCTTGAATGATCACCCAATCATCATTCGCTGCATTACGCAGCTTCAACTGCCCAGCAGTAGTGTCAGCCCACCACTGAAACGCATAAGTCGTGGCAGGCTCAACTGCGTTGCTGTTGTTGGTGACGATCGCCGCCAACGCATTGTTTAGGTCAGCTCTGACAGCCGCGCCAGAAGCGTTAGCAATGACGTAATCGTGGGTGGCCATGCTTAGGTCTGCTCAGTGCCGTAGCCAACCGCTTGATACTGGAAATTACGGTCGATCGCAGTGTTGCTGCTGTCGTAGAACGTAATCGTGAATCCAGTTCTAGAGGCTGATGTCACTTCATAGTAATCCCCTGAAGCAAGATTGGAAGCAGTGATGCCGAGGCTCGGTTCCTGATAGAAACCGTTTGCAAACGTGACGACCTTTGCCGCAGCACCTGAAGCGATCGTTGCACTGCTCTCAGTGCGTGACTCAAGCTGCATCGTGTAGCCAAGCTCATCGACAAGCGGCGTCTGGTCAACGTGTGCAGCGCTTAGCTCAGCCTTGAACTGGAACTGCCTGCCGGTGTAACGACCTGACTCCATCGGCACCCATGCGCCAAAGTCGATGTCAGATTCCATTTGGATCTTGTCTGTTCCATCTTCCAACAAGAAGAAACTGCCATCTTCCAGCAGTAGTTCTTCATCCGTCGTCGCCTGATCACTTGTGCGGAAATAGATGTCAGTGCTGGTGTCGTCGGGGATGTCGCCGTCAAAGTCTGACCAACGATCAATCAGCTCTGCGCGATCATCAATCGTCTCTGCTGGATACAGGCCGCGAGTCGTCAGCTTGCGCGTAAAGACAACACTGAAAACACCGCCAAGATCTAAGACGTTGTTGAAGTAATACTGACCAGACGGCAAGCGTGTGCCAATAAAATCAAACGTACCAAGGGCATCTAGATCGACGACATCATCAAAGGTTGCATTTCCATCAAGCACCAAGCCGTCATACTCTGCGTCGTAGAAGACATCAACCTTGTCACCTTGATACGGCGGTAAATCCTGATCTTCGCGGCGAACTTGAATGTTCAACCGTGGGATTGGATTTGGTAGGTCGATGACCGCACTTGCTGCCTCGGCACTGCGTTGGCCATTCTCATCTTGAAACTTGATCAGATACTCGCCTTCGATCAAAGGCAGCATTGCGAAATTCGTCTGCGCTTTAATCTCACGAAGCAAAGTGCTGTTTGGCCATTCACCAGTGCCGTCGGTTTGTGGCGCATGACGGATGAGTGCTAAGAAGTTATTGGCATTCAATCCAGTTGACGGAATCCTCCAACGCAAAATTACCTGATCACTGTCGATCGCTTGAATCGTTACATCAGCAGGGATTGGCGGCAGAACGATCTTTTCAGGCTCGTCAGGATCAATGTCAGGCACTGGCACCGTGGCAATAACCTCAACCCATGCAGACTTGCGGCTGACTGGAGGAGCACCAACAGATCGGATTTGAAAAGTGACTTGCCGCCCTGGGTCAAGATTGTCAATCTCGAAACTGGTATTGGTTGTTCTTGCTCTAATAAAGTTGCCATTGCCGATCTTGTATCGAATCTCGAAGCCAAAGGTCGCGCCATCCAGTCCACGGCTCCAAGAGGCAATCATTCGATTAGTAGTTGCCTGACCTAAAGTGATTTGACGAGCTTGAAGCGTCAGGCTGACAGGCTTGGCGGGTGGATCATTGAATAGCGTGACATCATCAAACTCAAGCGGCGTGCCAGAATCTGCCGTCGCATAAATGCTGTCATTGTGCTCAACACCAGTAATCGTGTATTGACCATCGCCGTTGTCAGAAACAGACAGGCAACGGAATTTTTGCTCTTCAACACTGCTGGAGCTGATCGACCAAACTGACTGCGCAAGCGGAGCAGAGCTGAACGCCGATGTAGTGATAACAGCGCCGGAAACGCTGCTGATTGACTTGGTTTCAATGCTTCCATCAGCCAGTGTGCAAGTCAGCTGATGGCCACTTCCTGCAGGCAATGAAATCGACTGATCAACCGTGATTGCTGTTGTCGTTGCACTGCTGACGCGACCAGCAAGACGCACGCCTTGACGCATCTCATCCGATACCGCAAACACCTGACCAGGCAGCACCACCGCACCTTGCAGGCCAGTCGTAAAGGTGACGACTTCACCGTCAATTTCTTCTGATGCCAGCATCCACCGGCCAAGACGCTGCGCCTGAAACTTAGAAGTTGCGCCAAAAGCAACGATCTCTTTGATCTGATAGCCATACTTTGAGATCAGGCTGGCATCTTCTACAACGACAAAGTTTGACTTGTAAAAATTGTCTGGATCGTTGTAACGAACGCGAATGCTGGTGCTGCGCGTTTTCAGCGATGTGCCCGAATAGTTAAACGAACCATCGATAACGTTGCTGTTGCTATACAGATGAACCGGCGAAATATCAGTCCCATTCAGGTTGCCGTGATCTGCAGTTGCCTGAATCGTGTTGGCCTGCCAGTACAACATCCCGCGGAACACGCTGGCGAGATCCTGCAAGACGCTGAATGCTTCGGCCTGTGAGCCGATCACCGTGTTGCAAGCAAAGCGAGCTTCAACGCTGCCATCGCCGTTGGTAACAAGCTGGTTGGCGTATTGGGCAAGCGGATAAAGATCAACCCAACTTACGTTTGCAGCTTGCACAAAATCACCGGCGCCATAACGCGGGTTGGTGAGCATGTCGTACCAACAGCAAACCGGGCAGGTCGTCCATGCAGACTTCAGGCTGCCATTGAACGTGCCAGAGAAGCTCAGACTTCCATCACTGCGGACACTTGCATTCGACGGGATCTGCACAATCCTGCCGCGCAGCTTATACGCACGAGTCGGCAGGCTATTGAATTGCCGCGTTGATAAAGAAAGGCCGGTGAGCGCAGCATATGGATAAGCCGTCCGAACATCTTGAATTTCAACAAGGCTTGTCCAGAAAATTCGGTTGCCCCTGCCACCCTGAAGCGAAGTGTTTTTAGGTATATCTTTAAAATTTGCATATTTGACTTCAAAAAAGTTTTCTCCAAGGTTTACCTTGACGACTTTGATTGTCCAAGGACCGCTGCCAAATAAGGCAATGTTAGGCGTTTGAAACTGATAGTCATTCGTCGCAATGCCAGTGATAATGCGATCGTATTTTTCAACAAAGCCAGTGCCTTGAGCTTGAACATATACAAGGACCCTGATACTGCCATTGAAAAGCTGTCCTTTAGCAAGCCCTTCTTGTGCTGTTGAGAATAGTCTTGGGATAGAAAATAAAAGGCTAAAGAAATCAGCTTGCAGGTCTGTAATCTGCCGAGTCAGGCTGCCTTCTCCGTAATCACGAGCAATAACTTCATTATCGGCATTCAGCGTCTCTCTGTAGTTTTCGCCAATTTCAGTATTTACATCAGTAATTGTCGATGCTGTCGCGCCAGCCTGCGGCAAAAAACTTTGTGTTCTTCCACCGTTACGGAAGTCATAGGAAACATCTTTTGCCGGAAAGTTGCGATTACTACCCATGCGGCCCTCAGGCCCGAGTATTGGCGTCTCGTCTAAATAAACGCCTCGTTCACCACCGACGACGCCAGCGATTGGACCTTCGCACAGCAGGTCGACAATCTTGATAACAGAAATGGAATTGAGTGCCATTGTTTAGATCAGGCCAAAGCCAAACGCATGGATTCTTAAAGTCGTGTTCACGACAGCTCGTGAATCAACAATCTGCACCTTGAAGTACACATCATCAATACCAGACACCTGGCTGTGCTCAAGACGATGAACCCATCTGTAAGGTTGACCTGGCGTCAGCAATCCTTGGATCGTGGCTTGCGAGTTGCCACCAACAAAGTCAGGGGGGTCCGCAACGCTGACCACTAGCTCAATGCGATAAGTGATATAGCCATCGACAAGCGTCGTCCCAGGGCCACTCACATAGTCATAAAGACCTCTAGGCAACTCCAAAACAAGATCGCATTGTTGGCGATATGCTCCAAACTCGCCAATAGAGCCTAAGTTGACCTCCTCGCCGTTTATCAATGCCAGATCTCTATTTACGACCTTAGTGCGATGCCTGGGACTTGTGTTTGTGTAGAAAGTTTTATTTGTTCGTGCAGCCTCAACGCCTGCGACGGTCGTGATTCCGTAAGTTAGTTTTTCGCCGCCAAGCAACATTGTTTGAGGGCCAGGATCTTTAATTGCTGTTTTTAATGGATCAGAATCATCTGCAACTTCAACCCTTGCAGAAAGCAAATGGCTTCCAGACAACACTTCACCATAGACAACGGGAATGGTTGCACCAACGCCAACAGTGTTTGCAGCACCTGTGTAGATATACGATTGCCGACCATCTGAACCACGCACAACAGATTGCGGGCCATCAGTACTTGTAGCCTCCGCACTACTCACACGATTCGGACCTTGAAATCCACCAACATTTGGGACCGTCGGTTGTGGTGACAGCATCTGAGCGACGCCGCCAAGGATCAAGCTGGTGCCGATTGCGCCGATAGCTGTTGATGCTGCAGCAGCAGTTGCACCAGAAACAAAGCCAGCGCCTAAACCTAAAAAGCCAGCACTTGCCGGGCCAAGAAGAATTGCCGCCGCAACCAAACCAACACCTGCCAACACTTGGCCAACACCACCGCCACCACTACCTGTAACAACAGGCGTCAAGATCAAATCATGGCTGCCTAGCGGCAGCTGTAGATCCTCATATCCCAGATCAACATCAGCCTGAATCAACCGATAGCCAACGCCATGCTCATGCGCGTGAATTAGCTCTTCCTGCAGCTCAGGTGAGTTAATGCACAGCAGCTTGATCGCATCTGCAGGCGTCCGCAGATTCTCATAGGTGTGCTCGGCGCCGTACCGCTCACCCAGATCACCCAGCAGTCGGACGACCTGCTGCATAGCGGAACACTGCTGCAATCCTTTCGACATAGTACCGTCGCAACGGCTCGATTGCACTCAATGAGTCTTGCCGCTGATGCAGAATCAACTCATCAGGCAGCAGAATTGCCGCGTGCATTGGCGTGCGTGTATGCAGTCGCATGATCAAAATATCGCCTGGCAATCGCTTGCCATATTCAACCTGCTCAAATCCAATCGCTTCGGCCTGCTCAAGAAAGATGCTGTTGCAGACCTCTAAATTCTCAGGTCGCGCAAACTCAGGCAATTCAATGCCTTGCAGCTTGAACCATTGACGCACCAACGTAAAGCAATCATTGACGCCATACTCCCAGCGCAGACCGACTAGGGATTGATAGTCAACCATTCACGATCAGGCAGCAGGAGAATGTGCCAAGGCAGTTTGGTGTGCTTGCAGGCTGCGAGATCAGCTTCACTTGCTGTGCCGCCTTGTGGGTGTGAATGCACGATAGCTTCAATCCTCCCGGTCAATGCAGCGCGTGCATAATCGACAGGATTTAAGACAAAGTCCTGCTCAGGACGATCAGCGATATTACGGCAAGGTATGTAACGACCTGCCACCACAACGCCACACGATTCTCGCGGTGATTCTTTTGTAGCATGAGCCTCAGCCTCACATTTGAAGTCTGGCACCAGGGAATCCTCCGAATGGAATCACACCAGATGTAAACCTCTTTGTGCAGCTCGTGTAACGCTTGGCGCATTGATCGTTTGCTGCACTCGTAGCTTTGTCGTTCAGGTCGAAATAGCGCGTTCCTTTGTACCCGCATTCAGCGCCGCGATACTGCCAAGGACAATGCTCTAAGACTTGACGACGTGGCAAAGCAAGATTCGTGAGGTCTAGCTTGCTTGTCAGCTCAAACTCAACCAACTCTGGGTTTTCATTGGCCACTCGGTCGATATACCAGATCTCGTCTTCAAACTTGGCCGTCGGGTCTGCTGTTGGATTACCGCCTGAGAAGTTGACGGCATCAAGAAACTTCTTACAGGTTCTGACCCGCGTAACCTTTGCCTGCAGCGGGTTATAGAGCACGATCAATGCAGAAATTGCATTATTTGCATTGGCAATCCGCATCGATGGCCGAGGCAGCGTGCCCTTTGAACTCACCTCAAACCCATCAACCTCAATCGGATAGGCCAAATAGCTAATCCCATTGAACACCACTTCAGCAGTCAGCTCGTTCGTTCCGGCGTGATAGTAAAACGTCGAATCGACGCCATTAACTGCCGCCGTAAGCTGCAACTGAAACAGCTCGATGATTGCTGATGGCTCCAGCGACTGAAGCTGTTCCTGAATCTTCTGTGGTGTGCTCATGCTTCAAACACCTGCTCAAACGTGGCCGTGATCGTGAACCTCAAGCCAACAGGCATGGCCTTGGTCCATTCTCGGCAAATCCATTTGTATTCTGTCGTGTCATCTGGTGGGGTCCATTCAAATGCTTCAACACCACCACGTGCCTCTAGAAAGTCCTCAATGCTGTTGGCATCAGCGGCTTCTAGATAATTCCACGCCAGGCTCCAAGTCTTAGGGTCTTGATTCAATCCAAATGTTGTGCGCTGTGAATAGCCACTGCCAAACTGCGCAATACGAACATTGGGCTGAGCACGCTTAGATGCGCCGTATTCAGGTGAAACGTCAGGGAAAGTAGCCATCAGCTTGCGAGTAAACCACCAGGGCGGCGTTGCTTAATCAATTCTGCCTGCACTGCTGCAGAAATGGCACCACCCAACTGCTTGCCGCGTGTGTCATCACCTTGCACACGAGTACCGCTTGCATCGACATTGACAACAATGTTGCTGGTGCCACCAGTCGCCTCAACGCCAAGACGACCGCTTGCAGTACGACGCAAAGGCATGATCGCTTCAGGGCCTGCTTCACCCATCAATCCAATGCCATTGGCAAAGGGGAAGATCTTTGGCTTATCAACAATGCCGCCTTTGGCAAACGGAACAATCCCGTTTTTGGCGTAAGCATTGCCCATCGCATTTGGCAACATTCCGGCAAGATCTGAGCCCATGCTGAAGCCTGCTCCTAAAGCATCAAGCTGCGATACGGCAGGCTTTCCAACGCCAAAAATTGACAAGATGCTGCGCAATAAAAGACCTCT